CAGATTGTGTCTTAATAGAAGCAAAAGCGTCTGGTACACCGCTAACGCATGAATTAAGGCGCATGGGCATACCAGTCACTGCTTATTCGCCTAGTCGTGGCCAAGATAAAGTAGCTAGAATGAATAGTGTTGCACCTATTTTTGAATCTGGCATGGTTTGGGCACCAGAGCATGAATTTGCAGACGAAGTTATTGAGGAAATGGCTAGTTTTCCTTACGGAGATTATGATGACTATTGTGATAGTGCAACCATGGCTTTGATGCGTTTTAGACAAGGAGGTTTCTTGTCACTAAAAGAGGACTATCAAGAAGAAGCCAAACTTATGCGTAAAAATAGAACTGTTTATTATTGATGACACAAAAACAATTAAAAATATTTATAACCAAGTTTATCCATGATGAACTTGAATTTGTAGGTCCAGACATACATGCTGATAGCTACGAGCAAGCTGAGTTAATTGCAGAATTGCAAGGCTTAATTATTGAAGGCGAGCTTACTGATTTGATTGCAATTAATGACTTTAACAGACCGAAAGTGCTACACTAAAAAATTATGGCTATTGATAAACCTTTAGGAACTGAAAACGACCCAAATGTAAAAGAAACGGGTTCTGCTGTAGAAGTATTGCCAGAAGAATCTCGTGCTGAGCAGATACAAAATGCAGCTCAAATTTTAGTAAGCGAAGAAGAAATTTTGATTGGTGATGAGTTGCCACTCGAACAAGAAATGCCCATGATGAACTTCAATTCTAATTTGGTTGATTTTATTGACCCTATGGTCATGCAAAAATTAGCCTCTGACCTAATAAGTTCAGTCGAAAGTGATAAACAATCGAGAAGTGAATGGGAAAAAACCTACAAAGATGGTTTGCAATACTTAGGCATGAAATTTGATGAAAGTCGTTCACAGCCTTTTGAGGGCAGTTCCGGGGTAATTCATCCTATTTTGGCAGAAGCCGTGACCCAATTCCAAGCTCAAGCATATAAAGAAATGTTACCTGCTAAGGGTCCTGTCAAAACTGAGATTGTAGGCGCTAGAACCATAGATACAGAAAATCAAGCAGAAAGAATCCAAGAGTTTATGAATTATTACATTATGAATGTAATGGAAGACTATGATCCAGAGCTTGATATGTTGTTGTTTTACTTACCTTTAGCTGGTTCTGCATTTAAAAAAGTTTATTTTGATTTCGTGACAAACAAAGCAGTTTCTAAATTTATCCCACCAGAAGATTTAATCGTACCTTATGAAGCTGCCGATTTATCATCAGCTGAACGAGTCACTCATGCAATTAGCATGTCATTGAATGAAGTTAAAAAACAACAACTGACTGGCTTTTATGCAAATGTTGATATTCCAGAAGATGCTTATAGCGACGAAGACTCTGAAATACAAAATGAAATTGATGAAATTCAAGGCGTTGAAGCTAGTTACAAAGAGGATCGTAACCGTACTATATATGAAATACACACAGTTTTAGACTTACAAGGCTTTGAAGACCTTGACCAAAATGGCAATCCTACAGGTCTTAAACTGCCATACATCATAACCATAGATGAGGCTTCACGAAGAATTTTAGCCATAAGAAGAAATTACTTAGAAAACGATATGTTAAAAAACAAAATAAATTATTTTGTTCAATATAAGTTTTTACCGGGATTAGGTTTTTACGGTCTAGGTCTTTCGCACATGATAGGAGGCTTGTCTAAAGCATCAACGTCCATCCTTAGACAATTAATAGATGCGGGAACTTTAGCTAACTTACCTGCTGGTTTTAAAGCCAGGGGTATGAGAATACGAGATGAAGACGAACCTTTACAGCCCGGTGAGTTTAGAGATATAGACACAACTGGTGGCTCACTCAGAGAAAATTTAATACCGCTACCAATAAAAGAGCCTAGTAATGTCTTGATGCAACTGCTAGGACTATTAGTAGATTCTGGTAAAAGATTTGCAGCCATAGCTGATATGAATATAGGCGATGCTAATGCGGCCATGCCAGTTGGTACAACAGTCGCATTGTTAGAGCGCGGCACCAAGGTTATGAGTGCTATACACAAACGATTGCACTACGCACAAAGATTAGAGTTTAAATTGTTAGCTAAAGTTTTCGCAGAATACTTACCACCAGCTTATGATTTTCAAACAGGTTCTGCACCTGCTGAAATTAAGCAAGCAGACTTTGATGGCAGAGTAGACATAATACCAGTATCAGATCCTAATATTTTTTCACAAAGTCAAAGAGTTACCTTGGCACAAGAATTACTACAGATGGTTCAATCTAACCCAGAAGTACACGGTATTACTGGAATGTATGAGGCATACCGTCGTATGTATGCAGCTTTGGGCGTGGATAATATAGAAGCATTGATACAGCCTCCACCTGATATGACGCCTCGGCCTATAGATGCTGGCACAGAAAATTCTGGTTTATTGTTAGGACAACCAGCCCAAGCCTTTGTAGGGCAAAATCATCAAGCTCATTTACAAACACATCGTAGCTTGTTTTTGACTAAAGTAGTTCAAGAAAACCCACAAATTCAATCCATGATAATTAGTCATTGCATGCAGCATTTACAATTTTTAGCTGCGGAACTTGCACAAGAAACTATACCAGAAGAGGTCATAGCACGAATACAAGAGGTACAAAGTCAAATACAACAAGTTTCTCCACTTGAAGCACAACAAATTGCAACAGAAATTCAAATGATTTTAGATCAATTTAGTGCTCCAATCCTTGCACAATTAACCGATGATTTCTTACAGTCCATAGGCCAAGGTTCAAGTAGCGATCCGCTTGTAGACATTAGAAAAGCCGAACTTGATTTAAGAGATAAAGAATTAGACTTAGAAGCACAACAGTTTGAAAGCAAGCAAGAACAAAGATCGCAAGAAAAAATGATGGAAGCTGATTTAGCACAAAAACGAATCGATGTACAAAAAGACATTGCAGATGATAAGCTACAAGTAGCAATGGATAGGTTGGCGCAAAATGCTAATCTGAAATTGTTAGAATTAGAACAAAAAATGAGAGGATAATATGAACAGCCGGGAGAAGTTTTTAGCTCAACTAAAAGAAAAAAAAGAAGCACAAAGAAAAGAAGAAGCTGAGGCTTTAGCTAAAGCTGTTGCAGAAAAATCAGCAAAAGAAAAAATCAATAAAGAAAGAATAGCAGCTAAAATAAAACAGATAGCTAAAGGAGAAAAAACAAAAGCAACTAAAACAAAAAAAACAACTGCAAAAAAACCCACGACTAAAAGAGGAAGGCCTAAAAAAACATCATAATGGATGAAGTAACTTTGATGGATTTTATCAAGAAAAAGATAAAAGACCGTGAGAATCAAATACAAGAAACTTTAATGTCTGGTTCGCTAAAAGATATAGAACATTATAAATATTTGCAAGGCGAACTTTCTGCTTTATACTATATAGCCAATGAGTTACAACAACATTTCAAAGATAAAACTAACTAGATGAGTCAAGTAAAATCAACCAACGAAATTGTAGCTGACGCCTATATAGAACAAGACGCAAGAGTTTTAGATCCTAGTCTGTTAAATAAGTCTTTGGTTGATCGCATGCCACAACCTACTGGTTGGCGCATATTAGTTTTGCCTTATGCTGGCAAGGCTAAGACAAAAGGTGGCATAATTTTAGCTAATGAAACTGTAAATAGAGAAGCTTTGGCAACAGTAGTTGCTTATGTGGTCAAAATGGGTCCACAATGTTACAACGACAAAGCAAGATACGGAGAAACCCCCTGGTGTGAAGAAAAACAATGGGTTTTAATAGGGCGCTATTCTGGCTCTAGGTTTAAATTAGAGGACGGTGCAGAAGTACGCATTATCAATGATGATGAAGTGATAGCCACCATTCTTGATCCAGATGACATAGTGAGTTTATGATGAGTGAACAAGAAAACAATACAGCTCCAAATACACCAGAAGAGGAGTTAGAGATACAGGTAGAAGATCAACCTTTAGAAGAAACGCAAACTAGCCCGGATGAGGAGTTAGATAATTACACCAAAGGCGTTTCTAAACGAATCAATAAACTCAATGAGAGACACCGTGCTGCCGAGGAAAGAGCTGCTAGATTAGAAAAAGCCTTAGCACAAAGCCAAAAAGAAAATGAGGCTTATCGACAAGAAACTTTAAAAAATCAAAATGCTTTGATAGAAAAAGAAGAAGAGGCTTTGAAAGCAAAAGAAGTGCAAGCCGACGAGCTCTATAAAAAAGCTGTTGCTTCTGGAGATGCAGAGCTAATGTCTAAAGCAGATACGTTAAAAAGTGATTTATCTATACAAAAAGAAAAAGTAAGGATAGCAAAACAACAAGCAGAGCAGACTCCTGTAGCGCCAAGCACACCAGTTGAGCAAAATTTTACACAACCTGAACCACAACAAGAAATAGTGCCAACGGAACAAGCAAAAGCTTGGCACGCAAAAAATAGTTGGTATGGTGATACTGCAAATCCAGAAAATTTACAAGCTACACAATACGCTTATTTCACACATTACAATCTAATAAATGAAGGTTATGAAGCAGATTCAGAAGATTATTACAATGAGCTAGATGCTCGTGTAGGCAAGGTTTACCCGGATATTGTGTCCGAGCAAAGTGTCGTGCAACAAGAGGACAGACCCGCTGTGCAAAGAGTCACCTCTACTTCCGTAGGAAGCCGACAAAAAACACAAGGCAAAAAGAACGGAGTGACTTTCTCCAAAGCAGAAGTCGAACGTCTCAGAGGATTGAAACCACACAATATGTCAGAAGAGGCATGGTTGAAATCTGTTGCTAAAGAAAAACAAAAAATTTCCGCAAGGGAGGCAAAATAATGACTGATGAAAAAGAGAAAGTAACCACTAGGCAATCTCGTGAATCCGAGCAACACGCTAAAACGACTCGTAGACAACCATGGCGACCAGTAAGGAAGCTAGAAACCCCTCCTGCTCCAGAAGGATATGAATATCGTTGGATAAGAGAATCTATGTTGGGCCAAGAGGATAGAGGTAATGTAAGTCGAAGAATAAGGGAAGGTTATGAGCTTGTAAGAGGCACAGACTTACCTGCAGAATTTGAATTACCTACCATGGATTCTGGAAGACACGCTGGTATTGTATATAACGAAGGTCTACTTTTAGCAAAAATACCAGTAGAGACTAGAAATGAACGTAATGCTTACTATGCTGGCAAAAGCCGACAAGCAAAAGAAGCTTTGGACAATAACATGTTCAACGAAACGAACAAAGAAAGTCGATACGTTAAGTATGATTCTGACCGTAGATCGAATGTTACTTTTGGAAAAAAGTAGCACTCATTAAATAGGAGTAAATCTTATGGCTAACAATGATAGTCCATTTGGCTTAAAACCTGTTCGTATGATGGGTGGTGCACCTTATTCTGGCGGTCAAAGCCGATACAGAATTGCAAGTGGAGCGACTACACCTATATTTCAAGGCGACTTAGTTACACAACTAACAGCTGGAGTTATAGGTAGACACGCCGCAACTGGAACCGTTCCGATTGTCGGAGTGTTTAATGGAGTACAATACACTGACCCCACTACAGGCGAACAAGTATTTAAGAACCACTATCCGGGCAGTATTTCTGCTTCGGATATAATCGCTAGTGTGATTGACGACCCTAATGTCGTTTTTGAAGTACAAGCAGATGCAGCTTTACCTGTAGCTGACTTGTTTGGAAATTTCGATATTGTCGACAATTCACCAGTAGGCGATACTAAATCTGGTAGATCTAACTTAGAGCTCGATGTTACGACAGGCGCTACGACTGCGACATTACCTCTTAAAGCGTTAGATATTTCTCAGGACCCTGATAACGATGACGTAGCATCAGCAAACACCAATGTACTGTGTGTGATTCAGAATCACATTATGGGACAAAAAGGTGCTGGTTTAGCATAAGGAGTTAAATAATGGCAATTTCAAGAGCACAACTCGCTAAAGAGTTAGAGCCTGGACTCAATTCCTTGTTTGGACTTTCTTATGACGAATATGACCGTGAATACGAAGAAATATTCTCAATCGAGGACTCTAACAGAGCTTTCGAGGAAGAAGTCCTAATTACAGGATTTGGTTCAGCACCAACAAAGTCCGAAGGACAAGGGGTTGACTTTGACAACGCTTCTGAAAGTTTCAGCGCTAGATACACCCACGATACTGTGGCCTTAGCGTTCGCACTAACAGAAGAAGCTGTTGAAGATAATCTTTACGATTCTTTGGGTAAAAGATATGTCAAAGCACTTGCAAAATCTATGGCTAATACCAAAGAGGTTAAAGGTGCAGATGTATTAAACAACGCTTTTTCATCTAGTTTTCTAGGTGGAGATGGTAAATCTCTAATAGCAACAGATCATCCACTAGCAGGTGGTGGGTCAGCTGCAAACAGAGCTACTTCTATGGCTGATCTTAATGAAACGTCTTTAGAAGATGCGTTGATTGACATATCAACTTTTACTGATGACAAGGGATTAATTATCTCTGTCCAAGCGGATAAGCTTATTATCCCACCGCAACTCGTTTTTGTTGCAGACAGAATACTTAATTCACCACAAAGAGCTGGCACGTCAGATAATGATTTAAACGCTATTAAGAATACAAATGTTCTTCCTGGCGGTTATTCAGTAAATCATTATCTCACTGACCCAGATGCTTTCTTCATCCTTACTTCAATAACGGCTCAAGGAGAAGGTCTTAAAATGTTCCAAAGAACTGCGATGGAAACATCTATGGAACCAGACTTTGCTACTGGCAATATCCGTTATAAAGCAAGAGAAAGATATTCTTTTGGTTTCTCTGATTGGAGAGGAATCTATGGATCTCAAGGTGCATAACAAGAACTCGTAGTACAGTTTTTAACTCAGTATTACAAAAAAGAGGACTCGAAAGAGTCCTTTTTTTTATTTACATAGTTGTATAATAATTTATAATAATTTACAAAATATTATAAAGATGAAAAATTTATACGACAAATCAGCTGCATACGAGGCTATAACCGATGTTGGTGTAGGTTTTTTATTAGCTTTCCCGGTTGCCCTAGCTGTGCTTTCTTTTTCTACTTGGTTAGGCTTGAGTATAACCACTACCGCAGTATTTCAAACAATAGTTTTTACTTTAGTGTCTTTATTAAGAAAGTATTTTGTGCGAGTGCATTTTAAAAAAACCAACGGCGAATAAAAACAAAAATTCACTGTAAAAATACTATTTATATCAAATAAAAAAAAACTCATATATAATCTTATTACTAGGATTATTTTAACTTGTCCTATCAACTGACCTAGCAGACAAGCCAAGATGATAGGACTTATTCTCTTGGAGGGAATTATGGCAAAATCAACT